AAAGGATATAGTGAGTTAATATCAAATGAAACAATCCATTTGTGCATTCCTAATTGTGGTTCTTTTACATAAGCGCCTTCATATTTTTCATTTTTAATATTATCTTCACGTGGTGGAATACAAATATTCTTCTTTAATAAATGATTTGCTATCAGTGTGTCCCATACTCGTACTTGTGAAAAAATATCTCCGTAATTTACTTTAGATTCATAAGCAACAGTTAATGATAGGTCAATCAAACCAAGTTTATCTTCTAAGGCATCAACAATTTCCACGTCTTGTATATTGTAATCAATAAACGATTGAAAGTCTTTTGTATACCAATCTTTAAATGTATCGTGTTTCATTTCATCTTTACCACGACCAAGTTCTAGTTCACCAATAAAATCTAATTTATAACTCTCTTGTCTTGTAGGAATAAACCATTGATATAAGTCTAAGTAATCTAAATTAGTAATACCTTTTATTTCGTAAACTGTTTTATGTCTACCTCTTACTAATATTTGTTCTCTTTGAATTAATCCCCAAGGAGACATTTTATTTGCTACCTTATCTCCAGCAATTAATATAATTCTATTCATCAGGTATGGTAAATCAAAGAATTTTGTATTCCAACCTGTGATAACATCTGGATGATTTTTAGTCCAGAAATTCATAAATTCAAACATTAATTGTTTTTCGTCTTTACATTTAATATAAGTTATGTCTGTTCTATCAGTTTTATAATCACCAACCCCCCAAGTAATTATTTGTTTATTGTTTTGATTTTTAACTGTAATACAAAGCAGTTCTTCAATAGGATTTTCTACATCAGGAAAACCATTTTCACAGGCCGTTTCTATATCAAGTGTAAATATTTTAATAAACTTTTTATCCCAACTTATATCATTAGGAAATTGTTTACCAATATATTGATAATGGTATCTTTCTAAACCAAATATGGGAGAGTTTTCTGTTACAACTTCACGTCTAAATGTTCTAGCGTCATCAATAGTTTTAAATGTAATAGGTTTTAAATATTGACCTTGTAAAGTTTTAAATTCTGTTTGTTGTTGTGTTAAAGAATAAAGAGTTGGACCAAAATCTATTTTTTCTTTATATTCTTGTCCTTCGTGTATGCCTCTAATTAAGAGCTTACCTCTATGTTCTATTACCGATTTATAGAAATTCACTTAAATTACCCTCACTTTTATACATATTAACATTTCTCTTATTATACACCATTTCTTTAGATAAGTCAAATGGTATCTTATTTGTTTCTTTATATTCTGTTTCACCTGGTTTTTTTATAAACCAAATTAGATCTTTATCTTTAGGATAATTTAAAGACCATTTTACTGTTGATTTTTTTAGTTCTTTTCGGTCTTTTTTGGTCATAGGGTAAATATATCTAAACTGTTTACCTTTTACTCTACTTAATTTTAATTCTATCAACTGTTGAGGATTTGGTCTCATACCATATTTTCTATTCTTTGTATTAGGTATATGGCCTTGCATAGTTCTAGGATGTACTTTTTCTCCTTGTTCAGTAACATAAGTATCTGTTATTGAAAATCCTCCATATAAAAAATTAGCAGATTGATATACATAACCAGGTTTGCCAACTAGACCATCAGCCCAAGTAAATAAATATTTAATAGTAGTATTTTCTTTTAACCATTTAATAGATAAAGATAATAGTTGTGATTCTGAATTTCTAGGCATTTTATCATCCATACACATCTTACCTATTTCAAAATAATCTTTTGTATCTAATTGTGGAAATAACTTTTGTATAGTGTGTTTAGGTCTTGTACCCCAACCAAAGGTAATTACACCTACTAATTCATCTTGTATAAAACAACCTAGATAATATTTTGTAAGTTTTGGCATTACTGCCGAATAGTGTCTTTTAGCAACAAACTCAGCTGCTACATATTTGTTTAGTGGTTTTAAAAACATTATCTAATATCTTCATCCAATAAATGAACGATTAATCCGTCGTGTTCTTTTGTTAGTTCAACCTGACAACTTAATCTGCTCAATCCTTTTTTGTATTGTTTTTCAAATTCTAATAATTCTATTTCTGCTTTGTTTTCATCTGCTGGTTTAATTTTATCTATCCATCTTTCATCAATAATAACGTGGCAAGTTCCACAAGCACAACAACCACTACAATCTGCCTTAATTTCATTTATATTAATTTTACTATAAAATTTTGCCGCTTCCATTAGAGTTGATCCTTCTTTTACATCAACTCTAATCTTCAGACCGTTTCTAACAAAATATACAGCAATCATTAATCTATAATTAATTTAGGTTTTTTTACTTCAATTATTCCAGCCCCTAAATGTTGATTATAAGAATTTTTTATATCTACTTTAGGATTTACTTCTGTAACTATATTATTATTTTTTATTGTAACTGTATCTTCTTCAGCATAAGGCGAATATGGTGTTAATGCTAACGATATAGGCCCACCTGGTTTAGATTGCATTGGTACAATTACGAATGGTTGTTTTATTTGTGTAGATTCTGTGTTATTGTTTTCTAATTTTTGACCTATAACATCTTCACCTGTTGATAGTCTAAATATTTTCACTTCTGACATAATATACTCCTTTTGTTCCATTATATAATACTTTTGTTAATTTGTCAATAGATTATCTTAATTTATAGAGAGCATCCATTTGTTCTATTTGCCCACCATCATTACATATAATATCTTGTATATGATAAAGTCTATAATTTAATGGTAATAATATTTTTTCCATATCATAAAAATTAGTGGTCTTTTCATAATAATCTGATAGTATTATTTCAACTTCTATATATTTTACTATTCCTAATTTTAAGGTTTCAATAGAACCTTTTAAAACTTCTTCTTCATATCCTTGAGTATCTATTTTTAAATAATCTATATATTTAATATTATTTTGTTTTACATAATTATCTACTGTATTTACATTAATCTTAATTTCTTTTTTTAAAGAATCTATTTTATTTTTTTCATTCAATTTTAAAAAGCTAGATGCTTTTGTTTTTCCATTTACGTAAAATGTTTTTTCTTCTATTTTGTCTCCCATAGCACAATGATTTAAAGTTATATTATTGTTATGAGTAAATGTTTGTAACCAGCTTTTAATTATTTGTATTCTTTCTTCTATAGGTTCAAAACTATGCATAATACAGTTAGGTAATATGTTTTTAAATCTATTGATTGATTCTGCTTCTCCAGCACCTATATCTAAAAATATTGGATTAGGGTTTTTTATTTCTTTCAAAATAATTTGATTGAAATTGTCATCCATTCTTTTTTTCATAATATAATTAAAAAATTACTTTTTGTCAATAGGTTTAATTCGTCTACTTAACACAAACTCTCGGTTTGGATTTACTGAAGCGTTAAATTTTCTTATCATATCTCTATTTAACAACACGTCATTACGTGATCTAATTCTTTCATCAAGGCCAAATTCTACATCTTTATAAACAAACCCATTAAATGTTACATCTATTTTAACCACTGGTCTTTCTTCACCATCTTGGTCATCAGTATTTGCTCTAAAGATTTTTACCTTACGTTCTAATTTACTTGTATGTTTTTTGCCATCATATTTCCAAGATACTTTACCATCTTTAATTTCTATTTCTTCAGCGTGTAATGCTGATACTTCTGAACCATTACCCGTATCTAATTTAGCTCTAACTAAACCTACACCTTTTAATTCTAAAGTTTCAATGTAACCAATTTCTATAATTGATTGACGGTCCCAATTGTTCCTATCACTTACGTAATCAATAACGTTATCAACTAATTGTTTGCCTCTAATTGGGCCTGTTGTGTTTGGTGTATCGGCATAGTCTTCGTAATGATATCCTTCATAATCGGCACCTGTACCTGGTGAACCATTTACTTCTAATACGTAAATTTTATCTTTGAATATAATATGGTCAACACCTACAAGATATGCTTTTGAAGCTCTAGCTGTTCTTAAAACGATTTCTATTTCTTCATCAGATAATTTATATGGTTCTGCTACAGCACCTCTATGAACGTTTGATCTAAATTCTCCAGATTTTTTAACACGTCTAGTACAAGCAAATATTTTATTATCTACAACAAAAGTTCTTACATCTGAATCTGTAGGCATATATTCTTGTATTAATAATTCAGCATCGTGTTTAA